TGAGAAAGATGTCCCAGCTTGGATTCAAGACCACATTACTAACGCAGAAAACTTTATCAACCAGGCTTCAAAAAACTACCATGAGTATAATGGAGGCGAATATGATATGGATGAACTTCCAGATGGTACAATTGAAGTACCTGCTGGTGATGCAGAAGATTTAGATATGGCTCTTAAATCTATGATGGAAAGTGTTGTAAAGCGTAAAAAAGCAAAATAAATAATGTCAGTGAGTAACCAAGACATATTAAAAACTATACTCTTAAATGAGTTAGATAGGATGGAACCTGAAACATCAACGTTTGAGGATGATCCTATGCAATTTATATTAAGAAAGTATCCTGGACTTAAGAAGACTCTTGAGTACTTAATGACTCCTTCATTTGAAGAGTATATTACTGGTATATATGTAGTTGCTCCTAAACCAACTACGTTTAAGATTGTACTTCACAACGGTGAATTCTTTTTCTTACAGTTCATGGGTAAAGCTTATGAAGCAACTGTACAAGGCAAGAAGTATTATTTGATGTCAATTGGTGAAAAAGAAAGGTGCATGGTTGCTATCTCAAGATTGTTAAGGAACGGCAATCCTTTGAAGACTAAAGGCCCAGAAGGAGCAGAACAAGGTACTAGAGATGCTGAAGGACCAACAGAAGAAGCAGGACCAACACCTCCAGCAGAGACATCAGCTCCTGAAGGAGGAGAAGAGTTAACAGAGGCTAAAATATTAGAGATCATTTTAAAAGAAGCATTTACAGATTTTCCAAAATCAGAAAAAGAAATATCAAACAAAAATATAAAAGCGTTATTTAAAGTTTTAAAAACAGTTACAGATATTGAAGATCCTATATCTTTAGATCCTAGTAAACCTAATGTTGTTAATGTAACAAGAAAACTCCAAAAAGATAAAAAAGCAATAGTTGCGATTAAAAATATTACAGGTCAAGATATTAGTATAAATAATATTATTAAGTGGAATGGACTTACTGTTAAATTTGGAGAAGGGTCAAGAGGAGGCCGTGGAGTTAAGTCTCAAGGACCTAAATTTGAACAAGCATTAGCCGAAGATTTAAAAAAGATATCAAAAAAAGGATTAGACGAAGACAATTTAGATGCCTATAGCTATCCTAAATTAATAAGCGAAATAACCGAGGAGTTTGGATTGGAAAAAGGTAATTTTACTATTCAATTAGATGCTAGTAAAAATCAACCAAGACCGTTAACATTTTTAGGAGACGGGCCTGAAGTATCTTTTTCAGGTAACAGTATTGCTGCAACTTTAACTGACATTACTATAAATAAAGAAGGCGGACCGTATTATATCTCTGCAAAATACGGAGGAACTTTAACTTTTTTCAATTCAGGAGTGACTAAAATATTTCCTAAAGAAGAAATACAATCAGGAAAGATTAAAAACGCTAATGGTGTTGCATTATTAGAAACATTAGGAATAGATAACAAATCATTTTGCGCGATATTCAATTATTATGCAAAAGGAGAAGTCGGTGAATTTAAACCTAAACAGATATCTGCGGATATAACAAAATTGCAAAACTTAGTTAGTTCAGGTATAGGATCAGGATATTATTATGCTCAAGCTGGCAAAGGAGAAGATTTATTTTTCTTTTTAGACGAAGAGTATAACGAAAAAGCATCTACTATAACGACAGATACAAAGGTATATTATAGCGGTATCAGTGGCAATGCTAAGAGAATAGACGTATTATTTGAATCAGAAAAGTATAAATTTAAAATAAATATTAGAAATAAACAAGGTGGGATATACCCATCTCACATAATGTGTGACTATATAGCAAAATAAATTTTTTTATTTCAACTATTTGTTGTATATTTAAGGCAAACTAAACATATGCCTAAAAAAGATAATGTCTATAGAACTATTAAGACAATTGAAGGTATTACTATTCATGTTTATGAAGATGATAATGGAATGGTAAAACCCCACTCTGTAACTGGACCTGCAATCCTATACTCAAAAGCACAAGAAAAGCAAGATGAGTACTACCTTTATGGTATTAAGTACGAATATTCAAAGTGGTTAGAATTATCAAGACCTCTAAGAACCCCGGAACCAAAAGATGATTTACAAGACTAGTAAATATTTATAAGTAAATAGACTCCAATGTCGTTTAACTTAGAAAAGTATTTAACAGAAAACAATCTTACTATTATCTCTAAGATTAGAGAAGTAGACGAAGATGAAATAGAGCCATCAGCAACAGATATGAAAAGTTCTGAAAAGGACTTTAGGACTATCGACAAAAAGAAAAAAGAATATGCTGATCTTCAAGCTAAAGTAAAAGCTATTATTGCAAAACATACAGAAAGAGGGCCTGATGGTAATCTTAAACTGAAAGATGTTGCTTCTTATAAAAGAGAAGTTGGTAATATGCCAGATAGACTTAAGCTTTTAAAAAAGCAAATAGATCAAGTTGAAAACCCTAAACTAGACTCAGATGAAGAAGACATTTAGTATTGGTTTAATTATACTCTTAGCTTTATTAGCTGTTTGGTACGCGTTTGTTTATGATACAGTTAAATTTGATACTAAGCCTTTTGAAGTTAAAATAGACTCACTTCAGCATGAAGTTGACTCTATATATAAAGATAATTTCAAACTAGAAAGTTTTATTTCTGTATTAGAAGAAGATAATGTATATTTAGTAGATAAAACAGGTAAGCTACAAGCTAAGATTGGTGATTTAAAAGGAGACTTAAAAGATGCTAAAGATGCATTAAAGTATACACCAACTCAAGTAGATAGTTTTTTTGTGGCTAAATATAGTGGTGAGTATACTAATAAATCTGAAGATACAACTCACCTACCATTAGAAGTTAGCAAAGCTGTCGTAGTAGATCTTAAAGAGGGGGAAGTAAATGAGAAGATAGTTATTACACAAGATAGTGTTATTGTAACTATGGACTCTTCATTAAAGAATAGGGCTGAGGTAATTGCTAAATTAAGAGAGAAAGAAGTTAACTATGTATCTATTATTGATAAGAAAGTACAGCAAGAAGAGTTATACAAGGTACAAGTTAGCGGATTAAAACAAGATATAAAAAAGCAAGAAAAGAGACTTAAGTGGAATAGAATACAAAAGGTTGTATTAGGTGCTGCGATAATAGGTCTCATCATAAAATAAAATGTCTGACGCACAAAATAATATAAAAGAAAGAATAAAGGAGGAGTTTGTAAAGTGCGCCACGGATCCAGTATACTTCATGAAGAAGTACTATATGATCCAGCACCCTCAAAGAGGTCGACAAATGTTCGACCTTTATCCATTTCAAGAGAAGGTACTCCGCTTATTCCAGAAGCATGATTATTCAATAATAAATAAGTCAAGACAGCTAGGTATTTCTACACTTGTTTCTGCCTATTCATTATGGATGATGTTGTTTAATAAGGATAAGAATATTCTTGTTATTGCAACTAAGCAAGATACTGCCAAGAACATGGTAACTAAAGTAAGGTTTGCTTACCAAAACTTACCAACTTGGCTAAAGATAGGAACATCAGAAGATAATAGACTTAGTCTTAGACTGGCTAATGGTTCACAAGTTAAAGCTGTTTCAGCGGCTGGCGATGCAGGACGTTCTGAGTCTGTATCTCTACTAATAATAGATGAGGCGGCGTTCATTGATAATATTGAAACAATCTTTACAGCCGCCCAACAAACCTTGGCAACAGGTGGTGGTTGTGTGGCTCTATCTACTCCTAATGGTGTTGGTAACTGGTTTCACAAGAGTTATCTATCAGCACAAAATCAAGAGAACAAATTCCTACCTATTTCTCTTCCATGGTCAGTTCATCCTGAACGTAATCAGGAATGGCGTGACGAACAAGACAGGATATTAGGTAAACGTAATGCTGCTCAAGAGTGTGATTGCGACTTTGCAACATCAGGTAATACAGTTATAGAACCAGAAATATTAAGTTGGTATGAGCAGAATATGCTTTCAGACCCAATAGAAAGGCGTGGTCTAGACAAGGCATTGTGGATATGGGAATATCCCGATCCAATGAAATACTATGCTGTGATTGCTGACGTAGCTCGTGGTGATGGTAGTGACTACTCTGCTTTCCATGTAATTGACATAGAATCGATAACTCAAGTAGCAGAATATAAAGCACAGGTCGACACAAGAGACTATGCAAATATCCTTCTTAGTATAGCATCAGAATATAATAACGCTTTGCTAGTGCCTGAGAATGCAAATATAGGTTGGGATGTTGTCCAGACAATAGTTGAAAGAGGATATAATAACCTTCACTATAGCTATAAGCAGGACCAAAACATGGACTTTACTAAATATGTAGATAAGTATAATAAAGCTGACGGACTTGTTCCTGGCTTTAGCACTACTGAAAAAACTAGGCCATTAGCTATTGAAAAGATGAGAGATGTTATCGAGAACAAGATAGCTAACATAAGATCAATAAGGCTTTTAGAAGAGTTAAGGGTATTTATATGGAAGAATGGTAAGGCCCAAGCTATGCAGAGTTATAATGACGATTTAGTTATGGCATTTGCTATTGCTATGTATTTAAGAGAGACTAGTCTTAGGTATAGAAAGAATGCTGAGAATTTAACTTATGCTGCATTGAATAGCTTTACTAAGACTCAAGATACTAGTATCACTTATAATTCAAATAGTAAATATAATGACAACCCTTGGGTGATGAACTATAATACACCTCAAGGAGAGGTTAATCAAGATTTAACTTGGCTTTTATAAAATAAAAATATGGCAGAACAACAAAAACAAAATAACTTATTTTCTACCTTAAGACGACTGTTCTCCACAGATGTTATTATTCGTAATGAAGGTGGAGATATGTTAAAAGTACTTGACACAGACACTATTCAAAGGTCTGGCGTTATTCAAACTAACTCATTAGTAGACAGGTTCAATAAGGTATATACTACCTCTACAGCTTATGGTGCAAACCTTAACTTAGCACAGAATTATCAGTCTGCTAGAGTTCAAATATATGCAGATTACGATGCTATGGATACTGATGCGATTTGTTGTTCAGCATTAGACATTATAGCAGATGAATGTACACTTAAAAATGAACAAGGTGAAGTATTACAAATTAGATCTTCTGATGAAAATATCCAGAAAATCCTCTACAACTTATTTTATTCTGTACTTAATATTGAATTTAATCTTTGGTCTTGGGTTCGCAATATGGCTAAA